CTGCGCAAGATCAGCCACCGCGAGGACTCCCGCAGCTTATTCGCTCGACAGATCTCTGGGTGCGGCCGAGGTCGCAAACATCGCCAGAACCGAGACGGTCAAGAGCAACTTCAAGACGGACCTCCATGGCTAAAGAAATTGAAGCGCGTCTTAAGTTATCGGCGATCGACCGCACGGCCAAGGCCTTCACGTCGGTCAGCAGGAATCTTGACCGGATCGACGCCAAATCCCGGCAGGTCGCGCGTTCACAGACGGCTGTGGGGCGCGCGCAACAGGGGATCGCCCGGGCCAGCGCCGGCGCAGAAATGGCGTTGCTGCGCTATGCGGCGCCGGCGGCGCTGGCCTATGGGGCCGCGCGGACGGTGACGCGCTTTGCCGCCGTCGAGCGGTCGATCAACCGGATCGGGATCACCGCCAATGCCACCGCCGCCGAGACCAAAGCGGCCTTCGGGATCATCGACAAGGCAGCGTTCGATTATGCGACCACGCAGGACAGCGTCACGGCCGGCCTCGACAGTCTGGTCGCCTCGGGCAGGGACCTGCCAAGCGCGCTGTCGTTCCTGCCGGCGGTCACCGCCACAGCCCAGGCGGCCGGTGCGGAAATCACCGACATCGCGACGACGGCAGACGCGCTCGGCAACAATTTCGACATCGCCGGCGACAGGATGCAGGGCGCCTTCGATATCCTGGTCAAGGCCGGCAAGGAGGGAAAGTTCGAACTGAAGGACATGGCCCAGTATGTGCCGAGCATCGCGCCGGCTTTCGAGGTGCTGGGCTACAAGGGCGAGGCGGGCGTCATGAAGCTCGCCGCGGCGCTGCAGATCGTGCGCCAGCGCACCGGCTCGGCTGGCGAGGCGGCGACGGCTTTCCAGAACGTCCTGCAGAAGATGGAAACCGAGGAGACGGCGAAGAAATTCGCCAAGATGGGCATCAACCTGCGCGAGGAAATGGCGAAAGCCCGGGCCGAGGGCGCGGATCTTCTCGACGTGTTCGTCAAGCTGGCGACCGAAGCGGTGGATGGCGATCTGTCGAAGCTGCCGTTGCTGTTCGGAGACCAGCAGATGCTGGTCGGTGTGCGCGCGCTGATTCAGGGCGGCGACGATCTGACGGCGATGGTCGGACGGCTTGGCAATGCCGCGGGCGAGACCAAGGCCGACCTCGATCGGCTGCTCGGCGATACGCAGTCGAAGATCGACCGGATGGGCAGTTCCTGGGATCGTCTCCTGAAGAATGTGGGCGGCGGCGTGGCGACCGTGGCGAACCCGGCGATGGACCAGCTGAATAACCGCATGGAGGCTGGACAGGCCTATGAATCCGGGTTGGCGAAATATCAGGCCGAGGGCGGCTCTAAAGACGAGGCGCGGGCAGAGTTCGACCGACGTTACCAGCAGGTGAACCCCGACTACAGCTGGTACAATCCGAGCGAACGCCAGGACCGATCGAAAGCCTTTGTCGATGCGATGGCGACCTATGGCCGGGGCGACGCTGAGACGCCTTTCGCCGAACTCGACCGGATTTCGACGGGCCGGCAGACGCTGCGGTTTCCCTCGGCGGCGGATGGTTTGCTGGCGTCGGAAGCCGCGCGGGGGCGCAGCCTTGGCAATATCGATGGCGGCGCGGTCTCTCGCGGCACGCCGTTGCCGCGTTGGCGCCCGGAAGCCGCGACGGCGCGGAGGCTGCCGCTCGCGGACCAATATGCGAGCTATGGCCGTGGGAGAATCCAGGGCGAAGTTCAGGGCCGCGAGGTGATGGCGAGCGATGCCAATCTGACCGCCAGCATCGACCGGATGGTGTCCGTCCAGGAGCGGATCGCCGCAGCGATGGAGGGCAGAGCGCTTCCGGCCCCGATGGACGCACCGTCGGCAAAGCCGGCGTTCGACACGGGCAGATTCGGTGAAGGGCCGCTGGCGGTCGAGGGCATCGACGCGCTGCGGCAGGCGATGGAAGCGGGCGGGCAATCGGTGGCGCAAGGCGGGCGTGAGGCGCAGGCGGCGATCGACCAGGGCGGCTCGCAACTGCCGGCGCGCGGACAGGAGGCGGGGAAGGCTTTTTCCGCCGCGGCCGGCGCGGCGCTCTCGACGCAGGCATCGGCAGCCGGCAACGCCTTTGGATCGGCGGCGGCGACAGCTTTCAACGCCAGGGTCAAGGTGCCATCCGGCGGTTCGGCACCCGGCGCACCCGGACGGCTTTCGTCGGCCGCGCCGGCAACGACGGGTAAAGCGGCCGGGCAGGCCGAGGCGCCGCGATGAGGACGAACCATGGCATTCGATGACGCACTTCGGCCCGGCTCGTTCCGCGGCGCCAGGTTCTTCCTGGAGCGCGAGCGTCAGGAAGGCGGCCGGCGGCTGGCCGTTGCCGAGATCGCCTATGGCGACGGCGATCCGATCGTCGAGGATTTCGGCCGGCGGACCCGGCAGATGGACCTCACCGTCTACACGGCCGGCGAGGACCGGATGCGCGGCCCGGCGCTGGCGCTGGCCTCGGCCCTCGACGGGCGCGGCGGCGGCCGGCTGGTGCTGCCGCTGGGCGATCCGCTGTTCGCCCGCTGCGTCTCCTGGCGCTACGCCGCCGAAAAGGACCGGATCGGCTATGTCGCCTTCGATGTGCAGTTCATTCCGGCGGGACCGGGTGCAACGCCGTTCGGACTGGCGACCGGCTTCGGGCCCGTGGACGGATTGATGCGGGATGGCGCGGCGCTTCTGACCACCGCGCTCGCGCAGGCGCTGAGGTAGGATGATGACGACGACGGAAAGCCAGATCGCCGCGTCAGCTGCCACGGCGGTGGCGGCGCTGGTGACGCTGGCGGCGGAAGCGAGCCTGCCGGAGACGGCCGCCAGGACGATCGGCGGGCTGATCACCCAGGCCGCCGAGGCGAGCCCGACGAGCGCGACGGCGGACTTCGTCACCGGGGTGCTGGAGGCGGCCAGACAGATCGCGCGCGAGGGCGACCCGGAACAGGTCTTCACCGCCGCGCGAATGCTGATCGCCGGGGCGGGCGGGCCGAACCCGATCGACGCCTTGGCGCGCGTCGTCCTGATCGCGGCGATGTGTTCGGCCGCGCTGCGGCGGACCCACGAAACCCGACAGGACGCGCAGGCGACCCGCGCGACGGTGCGGGATTTGGCCGAAACCGTCCTCGGCGTGGTCGGCGCCGTGCTCGGCCCAGAGGCCTATCGCTGGGCCCTCGACATTACCGGCGAGACAGCGCGCATCCTGTCGGCCGTGGCCGCCGACCGCTCGGCGCTGGTCATGGCTGAGACGGGCCGATCCCTGCCGTCGACGCTGGTGGCGTGGCGGCTCTATCAGGATCCGGAGCGGGCGAGCGGGCTGGTGCTGCGCAACGCCGTCGCGACGCCGTGCCTGATGCCGGTCCGGTTCGAGGCCGAGGCGCCGCGATGACCGACGTCCTGGAGATCGTGACGGTCGAAATCGACGGCACGCCGTGGTCGGCCTGGTCTGTGGCGCGCATCCGGCGATCGGCTACCGACGCGGTGTCGGAGGCCTCGGTGACGCTGCACGATCCGGGCGAGGGTCTGTCGCCGGACTGGGAAGGCCTGCCGGCGCGGGTGCTGGCGAGCGGCGACCTGCTGGTCACTGGGTTCGTCCGGGATTTTTCACCGGCGCATACGCCGGGCGGGCGGCAGATCACCATCGCGATCGCCTCGAAGACGGTGGACGGAGTGGAATCCAGCATTGTCGACCGCTCGGGACGGGTGGCCGAGATGAACCTTGTCGAGATCGGCAACCACTTCGACGCGCAGGACATCGGATGGGAGAGCGAGGAGACTTTCCCGCCCGAGCCGAAGCATCAGATCATCCCTGGCGAGAGCCAGTGGCAGACCGTCGAGCGACTGGCGCGCGGACGGAACGCGACGATCCACGACACGCCGGAGGGCCGGTTCAAGGTGGCGACACGGCCAGCGGACCGCCACGCGGGCGTGATCGCGCTCGGCATCAACGTCATCACCGCCAGCGCCAAATTCACCGGCGCGGGACGGCACGACGTGGTGAAGGTGCGGGGGCAGTCGACGATCGGCGGCGAGGCGACGGCCTTACGGCCGGAGGGAGCCGCTCGCGACCGGGGCGTCAAGCGACCGCGGCCGCGCGTCATCATCCACGAGGAGGAGGCGACGCCCGACCGGCTGCGCCAGCGCGCCGAATTCGAAACGCGTCGGGCGGCCGGCAACGGCACCACGGCGACGGTCAAGGTGGTCGGATGGCGTGATGCCGAAGGGGAACTCTGGACACCGAACCGGCTGGTGGCGGTGCGTGATCCGCTGGTCTGGCTCGACGGCGACATGGTGATCAAGGCGGTCGGCTTCGACCAGGACACGACGGCGGCGGAACACGGCACCACCGCGACGCTGGAACTCGCCGATCCGCGGGCGCTGGGGGGCGAAGACCCGAAGGGCGCCAGCGCCGCCGCCTATGCCGCGCCCGATGACACCGCCACATTCGAGGCCCTGTGATGCGCAGCCGGTTCGTCCGCTTCCAGATCACCGGCGTGCGGTCGATTGGAGGTCTGCAATATGTTTCGGGCCGCAGCCTGGCCGGCGAGGAGCTGGAGGACGTGCTCAGGATCGAGGCGCACGGAACGGCGACGGTGCCGCCACTCGGGTCGATCGGCTACGCCGTGGCGATGGGCGAGGGGCGGACGCGGATGCTGATGATCGGCGGCGAGGACAAGGAGATTCGACCTGGCCTCGGCGACGTCCCGGGACACCGGGCGATCTACGACGCCTTCGGCAACATCATCCGGCTGACCGGGCCGCAGGTCGACATGGATTTCGCCGCCAACAGCGTGACGTTCAAGGCCGGCGACTGGACCATCGACAGTCCGACGCTGTTTCGCCAGCCGGTGACCATCGACAGCGGCGGCGAGCCCGGCGCGCATCTGACTATCAAGGCGGAAAAGGCCCGGTTCGAGGTCGACCGTCTCGAGGTGACCGGCGAGATCGTCGCGTCGACCTTCACGATGGGGGCACCGTGAGCATCCGCATCCTGCCGATCGGCGAGGACGACGATCCGGTGCTTTCGCCGGACCTGGTGCTCACCGGCGATCCGCTGGGCGAGCAGCTCGGCGATCTGGCGATCGCGGCGGCTGACGAGACGGGCAACCGCGGCGGTCTGCGGTCGCGGCAGATGCTGGCGACGGCGGTGTTCCTGTGCCTTTGCACCGACGTTGCCGCCGATCCGTCGGAACTGCGCGACGGCGACGAAAACCGCGGCTGGCCGGGAGACGGGTTCCGCGTCGGGCCGAGCCCGCAGGAAGGGCCGCTCGGCTCGAAACTGTGGCTGCTCAGGCGGCGGACGGTGGATGATCAGGCGGTGCCGCGGCTGGCCGAGGAATACGCGCAAGAGGCGTTGCGGCCGCTGGTCGACCAGGGCGCGGTGGCGCGCTTCGACGTGGTGGCGACGGCCCAGCCGACACGGAGCCGGCTGGATATCGCCGTCACCGGCCTCGACGCTGTTGGCGGTGTCGTCTTCGACCAACGCCGCTACGCGGTGCTCTGGGATCAGTTGAACCGAACCGACCGCCCGCTGGAGATCTGAGATGGCCTGGACGATCCCGACCGTTCGCCAGATCGGCGAACGCTTCCGCGCGGTGCTGCGCCAGGAACTGCCAGGCACCGACGCGCTGGTCTGGCCGAACACCAACACGGTGTTCGCCAAGGTGCTCGGGCTGATGCTGCACGAAACCGAGCAGCGGATCGGCTGGCTCTACAGGCAGTTGTTCCTGACCACCGCGAACGGCATCCATCTGGAACGGCACGCCCGCGAGGTCGGCCTGACCCGCAAGCCGGCGGCGCGGGCGGTGGGGATGATCGAGACGACCGGAAGCCCGGGCGCGGTCTACCCGGCGGGCGTCGCCTATCTGTTCGGCACCGCGACCTATGTCACCACGCAAGCGGCAACCGCCGCCACCGGAACGGGCGCGCTCAGCGTTGCCGCGCGGGCGGTCGAGCCCGGCCTCGCCGGCAACCTCGATGCCGGCGCGGCGCTGCGGCTTGCCTCGCCGCTGGAATATCCGTCGCTTGCCGAAACGGCGACGGTCGCGGCGGCGGGGTTCGGCGGCGGCGCCGACCGCGAGAGCGACGAGAGCCTTCGCCAGCGCGGGCTGATCCGCAAGGCGAGCCCGCCGCAGGGGGGCAGCGAGGCGGATTACGAGCAGTTCGCCCTGGCCGTGCCGGGGGTGGCGCGGGCCTTCGCCAAAAGCTTCGCCAACGGCCCCGGCACGGTGGGCGTGTGGTTCCTGTTCGAAGGCCGCGACAACGGCATTCCGACGGCGGCCGATGTCGCCGCGGTGCAGGGGGCGCTCGACGACCGGCGGCTGATCCGGGCCTATGCCTTCGCCGCGGCGCCGACGCCGACGCCGGTCGACCTCACGATCACGCTCGATCCGTCCACGGCGCTCACCCAGGCGGCGGTCACCGCGGCGCTGGCCGAGCTGCTCGACGCGACGGCCGCGGCCTCCAGAATCCGCCCGGGCCTTCCGGACGATCCGTTTGTGCTGTCGCGGTCGTGGATCTCGGAGGCGATTTCCGGGGCGGCCGGGGAGAACGCCCACGATCTGGTGGCACCGTCCGGCAATCTGACCTTCACCGCCGGCCAGCTGCCGGTGCTCGGCACGATCGCCTGGGCCTGAGATGTCGCACTGGCATGTCAATTCGCAGGTCGCGTTCACGGCGCCCGACGGCGGCCCGGTGACGATCGTCGACACCTTTGCGACACCGGACCTCGTCCCGCCCGACACGACCGATCGGCTGTCCGATCCGTCGGACGCGGCGATGCGCGACGTCATGCTGCTGCTGCTGCCGCAGGGGATGGCGTGGCGCTCGCCGGACGGGGCGGCTTTCGCCGGAGCCGACACGTCGGTGCTCGGCCGCTTCGTCAAGGCGCTGTCGGCGCCGTTCGCGGACCTTTACCGCTCGGCCTACCGGCTGACGCTGGAAAGCACGGCGTCGACGATCGGCGTGTCGCTGGAGGACTGGGAGCGCGACTGGGCGCTGCCGGACCCGTGCATCGGCGGCGAGCCGTCGGTGGCGTCGCGGCTCCGGCATCTGAGGGCGAAGGTGCGCAGCCGCGGCACGATCACGCCAGCCGATTTCGTCCGGCTGGCCGACTTTCTCGGCTACCGGGTCGCGATCGAGGAGCCGGATTTCTTCGAATGCGGCCTTTCGGTCTGCGACGGGGCGGACGAGCCGACGGCGGCGCTGCTCGAATACCAGTGGGTGGTGCATGTCTTCGACGTGCCGTTCGAATGGTTCGAGACGGGGGTCTCGCAGACCGGCGAACACCTGCTCGATTTCGAGACGCCGGCGGCGCTGACCTGCGTCTTCGACCGGGTCAAGCCGGCCTGGACGCGCGCCTATTACGACTATTCCGACGCCGCGAACGCGCCGAGCTGGCCGGATGTGTGGCCGCAATTCTGGGAGTAAGCGATGCGCTTTTTCAACCCCCTCGACCCGGTGACCGGGGCGGAATCGGCCGGTCCCTGGACCAATGGCGATCGCGCCCAGGGTCTCAAGGGGTCGCGCTGGCCGCACGAGGCCGGCACCCAGACGATGGCGGAGGTTGCCTATGTCATCGAGCAGGCCGGGCTGACGCCGTCGCTCGCCGATCTGACGCAGCTCTGGCAAGCGCTGCGGCGGCTTGTCGGCGGCGGCCGGCGAGACCTGCCGATCGACGGCTGGCAATCGGCGCCGCCGCTGACGCCGGTCGACGGGACCGCCTATGTGGTCAAGCCCGCCGGCACCGGCGACTTCGCCGGCCAGGACGGCAAGATCGCGCTCCGGCTGGGCGGCGCCTGGTATTTCGTGCCGGCGCTGGCCGGGACGCTGGCAACCATGATGGCCGCAGGCGTCTTCGCCGGGATCTTCTTCGACGGCGCGGCCTGGACGGAATGGGTACCGACCGAGACGCAGCCGGCGCCGGTGCGCAAGGCGACGCAGGCGGAAGCCAACACCGGGACTGCCACCGACGGCTTCATCAACCCGCTGCTCCTGCACGCTACGGTCGACAGCTATGCGCTGGTAAGCTCGTCGATCTTTTCGGTCCCGTCCGGTGTCAAGACCTGGTGCAATGCCTTCTCCGTAGGCGCCTCGACATTGCGGGCGCGCAATGCCGCCACTGTCATTGCAAGCGACGGCATCACCATAGCCGGAACCGACGCTGGGACCTGGAAGATCGACCTGACGGTGAATTTCGATGATCCGCTGACCGGCCATGCCGCGCTCTACATCGAGGTCGCTGGAACCGAGCGGCAGTCCAACACCGGTTACGGCAACGGTTTCCCAGTTCGTCCGCTGTGCGGATTTTCGACGACCATCGGTGCCGGCCAGAAGGTTCGCGTCGCCGTCTTCCACGACCACGGCCTGGCGCGCAACGTTTCCTTCTCCCTCACCATGATGCGGGCCTCGGGGTAAAGCCATGACCACCTATGATTATGCCGATGCGGATGCGCTGAACGCGGTCACCGCAGGATTTCCGCTCGCCGTGGGCGAACAGGTTTCGGCGATCCGCAATCCGGACGGGACCTATACGCTCAGCGTGCCGGACGAACATCTGGCGGTGGTCGACGCGGCGATCGCCGCCGCCGGAGCCGCCGCATGACCGTCGACAACCGGACCGCGAATTTCGACTGGAAGAAGCCGCATCCGACCAATCTCGTGCGGACGGTCGACCTGCCGCGGATGAACGAGACCTTCGACGCGATCGACGCCAAGGCGAAAGCTGCGGACGATTTCGCAGCGACGCGGGCAGCGGCGGACCGGGTTGACGTCATCGAAAGCCTTGATGTCGCCGTCGATCATTCGCTGGCGAAGCCCGGTATTCCGTCCGCGAAACTGCGGCGGTTGATCGAAGGCGCCGAGGTCGATGCGTCGGACGGCTTCGGCATCGACTACAACGGGCTTGCGGTGAGTTCGTCGCGGCTGGCCGACGCCATCGAGGCAGGCAATGGCCGCACCGTCGTCGTCGGGGAAGGAAAGATCCTGCTCGACGCCAAGATGGCGATCGACGTCAACACCTTCGCCCAGGTAAGCCCGGACGCCAATTTCAAGCCGGCGCCGCGCGTCCGGGGCGTCGGCGCCAAACTGACCGAGTTCCGTACGGCGGTCGCCAACGATTACGCGCTGTCGCTCGGCAATGGCGGTGCGGTCTCGACCTACGGCGTCGGCGGCTATATCGGCGATTTTTCAATCCGCAAGTCGGATGACGGCATCCCTGGCCAAAACGGCATCGAGTTTTCCGGGCTCTATCAAAGCCTGATCATGCCGATCGACATCGAGGGATTGAGCGGGACCGGCGTTCGCTTCGGTTCGGCGGGCGTCGGCGATTACGACACGTCGGCGTGGAGTTCCATTCTCAACATGCGCGTCCGCTCTTGCGACGTCGGCGTGATGGTGCGGCCGTCGACGGTTGGCGCGGTGCCTTTGAGCTACGCCCGCTTCATCGGCCTGGTCTCCGAATATTGCCGCATCAATCTCGAGCTGACCGGCGCCGACATGGTGTATCTCGCCGATGGCTCGCTCGTGAACGCGAAGGCTTACAACATCCACGTCCGGCACGACGGCGGCGGGCACACGCGCAACATCTACATGGACCGGGTCGAGCTGGGCAACAATCCGGCGGGCAATTCGGCAATCGTCTACATCGAAGGGCTGATCAATGGCCGGTTCAACGAAGGCCGGCTGATCCGCAACAATGCCGATGCGTGTGCGTCGCAGATATGCTTCAAGCTGGGCGATGGCGTGCCCGGCCATATCCTGCGCAACGTCAAATTCGAGCAGAACACCTTCATCGCGGGCGATGACGGACGGCCCTACTACGCCTTCGACACGTCCGGCCTCACGCCGGAGTCATCGAAGATCCGGGTGATCTCGCCCGACTGGTTCGAGTTCGGTGCCGGCCACACGAAATATTATCCCAACGCCAGCCAGATCAGCTATCTGCTCGACGACGACGATTACGAGGATCCGCGCGCGCTCAAGGCCGACGCGACGGCCAAGGACACGGCGCTGGACGCGACGCTGCGCGGCGTGATCACTGCAGGCGACGCACCCGATCCGGTGTATTCGATTACCGTCGCGGCGACGGGAACGATCTTCCCCGACATCACCTATTCGGCCTTTCGGCTCCTGGTGAATACGCCGAGCGCGGTTGTCGTGGGCCCCGGCGCCGGGGCTGCCCCGGTCGACGGCCAGGAATACGATCTGGTCATCCGCAATATTTCCGCCGGCACGATCGTCGTCTCGTTCGACGCCGTCTGGAAGCAGGGTGGTTTCACTCCTCCGTCCGCCAACAAGACCGTTTCCGCCCGGTTCCGTTATTCGGCCGCGGATGTCGCGTGGCTGCAGATCGGCGCCTGGTCGCCAGAAGTCTAGAAAACGACCAAAGCGCCGATGTGCCTAACGTGCACTCAAACTCTGCGACTCTGGATGTCCATACTTGTCCATCATCCCGGCAAAGTCATCGGAGAACAGCATGGCCCCGGTGCGGTTCAGGTGATCATCGTCCCAATAGATAATCTTGCCGTCCTGCTCGTAGGAGCACAGATTTTCGGGACAGAGACGGTCCAGCGTCTCGAACACGATGAGATTGGCCGTCGCTTTCTGATCGAGGATATTCCGCACCTGCTGCCAACGCTGTTCGACCGTGTCGCGATCAACGAGATACCGATCGATGGATCGGCCAATCATCCGGTTGGCGGCGGCTACGATCGGAATGCTATTGAGATGCTGGGGGTTGTCCTGGACAAAGACAACCGTGCGGCCGGGAAACGCATTCAGCGTGCGCGTCACCCCGTCTGCGAAAGCCTGGAGGGGTCTGATTGGGCTGTTATAGTCATCGGCGTATTGAAGAATTGCAGGAGTGGCGGCATCGATACCGCCGGGCATTCCACCGAAAAGGTATAGATCCCAACGGGCGACAAGAAAAATAACGCGGATGTCATGATCAATTATCGACTGACGAACCGCGTCAAAGAAGCGGGCGCATTGATGGTCTGACGCCATGCCGTGGGTCATGCCGGATAAGGGGGGGCAGGCCGCGTGAACCGCCATCAATCCCTTCTGTCCGGCCTTCTTGCCAGCGGCATCAATCGCCGGCGACATAGAGAACCCGTGACTGTCTCCGATCAACGCAAAGCTCAACTTCGTAGCGTCGGCATCGCCGATCCGACAAAGTTCATCTTTTTCTGCGATCTCCGGGAGCACCTCTTGATACGGACGACCCGGAGGATCGAAGCAGCGGGCCAGATCACTATCCATGTCGCTTCCTGCGGCAATTGCTTCCTGGACGCGCGCGGGAAGCCGCGACGGCAAGCCATCGTAGGCGATCACGGCAGTCGAGAATCCAACGATCAGAAGGGCACTTGCTGTCGCGGCGCTCGCGAGGCGAGGCCATCGGCCGAAGTTGAAACCCGCTGATCGACGGAACGGGTTTTCGATGAAGCGATACGACAGATCGCCCAAGAGCACCGAGCCGAAAAACATGGAGACCCAGAAAGCCCATCCGGCGTTCATAAAGACCGATGCCAGCACGATCAGCGGCCAGTGATAGAGATAGATCGAATAGGAACGCAGTCCGAAGTAGCGGAGGAAATCGCTGCCCAGGCCACGGTTGGCCATCGAATTTTGTGTGCTCGTGAACAGCAGGACTGCGGCAGCTAGACAGAGGGCTCGTTGGATGCGGAACTCGGGAAACAGGTCTGCGGGCAGAAAAAATCCCATCACCACAACAGCAAGGCTCGGCAACTGGAGAACCGAAAACCAGCGCAGGGTCGAGGGCGGCAAAAAGCGATTTGCGAGCACCAGAGCAAGAAGGGCGATGCTGCCGACCGCAAATTGCCATGCGCGAGCAAAGAGCGAGTAGAACGCCACCATGTCCTGCCCGGTCATCAGCAGGTGGCGAGCATAGAAGAACGATGCCGCGCCGACCACGCCGACTAATAACGCCTTGGTCCACCGAGGCCGGACGATCACGATCATGATGGGGAAAATAATATAGAACTGCTCTTCGACAGAGAGCGACCAGATGTGCAGGAATATACGCGTCGAGGCGTCTGGCGAGAAGTAGTCTGTATTGAACAAGAAGTAGTAGTTTGCATGAATGAGAACGCCAGCACGCGCCTGCTCGGCCGCATCCACGAACTGCTCGGGCAGTGTCACGAACCAGCCGATTGCTAGAAATACCATGAACGTCACGGCCAATGCCGGAAAGAGGCGGCGCACACGACCGTAATAGAACTCGGCCAGCTCTCCCGCTCGCCGTACACGCAGCAGTCGGTTGGTGACGACGAAGCCGGAAATGACGAAGAACAGGTCAACGCCCAGATAGCCGTATGGCGCGAAATCGGCGTCAATGTGAAAAAGCACGACAGCGAGCACGGCCAGCGCGCGCAGACCGGTTATCGGCCGAATCTCAGAACTGATCGGCGACGATCCAGAGCTCATCATTCAAAAGGAATTTCCTGGTTGGTGCTCGCAGGCTTGGCTATGATTGTAAAACCTTATAACCAACGATCACCGCGTGGCTACCTCCAACGGCCAAAGCGGTCGACTACAATGAGGCCGGGATCGGTCATCAGGCTCGATGATCTGGCCCATCAACGGTGTCGACCTGTCCGGGCTTTCCTAGCCGGACGGGGCAGTTGAAGCTTTGCCAAATACACAAGCCGCCAAACAGAGAATCCGCATGAAAAAAAAGACCGCGGTCGTTACCGCTACCTGTTCAATGCTAGCGTTGGGTGTGGTGGGAGGACTCGCCATTTCAAGTCTTCGGACAGAAGCTCGGCCAGTCCTCTTCCCGATCAAGTCGTTCTCGACGGATGGTTATATAAGCATCACCCGCGACGCTGACGGACCGTTGAGCAATCGGGAAGAGCGATGCGTCGACTTTCCTATACCGGGAGCTGAAGGCCTGCATGATAGGGCCTCTACCACCAAGTTTCAGGACGGGGACTGGGGTGCTTGGATGGACCTCTCATCAGCAGATGGCGTGCTCACCAGTCGGCTGAACCCTTCGCTGGACCCGAACCACACGGATGGTTTCGGATTGCTGCAATTGCTCGGCTACACATACTTGGATGGCAAGATCGATCTTCGCGATGCTGAATTGTCGTTCGATGTCCGCGGCGTTGATTTTGAGCGGGGAGACACGGAGTTTTATCCGTGGATCCAAAGCTGCCGCAACGGGGACAATGAAAGCCAGACCGGAATGGTCTGCGCGAATTGGGCGCTGTCGTCGCAGCCGCTCGGCGGGCATCTGGAATCCGGTGATTGGGAACAGGTGGACCTGACATTGGCGAACGATGCCGATCAGTGGTCCTATGGTGGAAACAGGTTAGCGGATGCGGGCGCGCGGTTTCGCTACCAATATTTCCCGCTTGATCAGTCCTTGGCGAACCCAGTCAACTTTCACTTCGTTCTCGCACTTCCCAAAGACGGAAAGCCGGCGACGGGATCGGTGCAATTCAAGAATATCAGGATTTGCGAAAAGGTGGTCGAGCGCGAGACGGCCGATGTGTCGGCGCCGATCCGTTCCTTGCTGATGGAGTATAGTGGGGTGCCCGACGCGACGACTTCGGCGATGAGCATTCCTCCTGTGGTCTCGGTCGCCGAACGCAAGGGTTATGATGTTCGGGTGCGCGTCAATCCGCTGGGGGCGGAAAGTTGGCTGAAACTTCGCCAGGGCGATCTGATCATTGAGAATATCTACATCGGTTCGCAGAAAACCAGCCGCGACGTGAATTTCAGAGCCTCCGCGCTTGGCATCTGCGGCGAAGGGGAGGTCGTTGTGTCGAACGCCTATGGCCGGCGAGTGTATTCGGTCGAACGCATCGAGGGCTTCGCGGAACGACTGAAACGTCGCGCAGCCTGCTGGTGGGCAGGGTGAAGGTACTTCTGGCACTTCTGGCGATCGTCGTGGCCGATAGCCTCATTCTGATTCTCTATGCCAAATGGCGATGGAAGAGGCGCTGCACCAGGCGGGATCGTTCGTAATCAGCAGACAACAGGCTCGCTTCGGCGGGCCTTTTTCATGCCCGGCCTCCGCGTCGGGCTTTTTCATGCGCGCAATGGAGATGATCATGATCGACTTCGGAGATTTCCGGGGCGCGGCGAAGCGTCTCGACGACATCGATATCCCGCGCATCGCCCATACCATCGGCGTCGGCGAGGACGAGATCCACGCCGTCATCGATGTCGAGACCGGCAACGGCAAGGGCTTCGACGCCCAAGGACGCACGAAGCTGCTGCCGGAAGGGCACATCTTCTTTCGAGAACTGACCGGCGACCAGCGCAGGGAGGCGGTAAGGCAGGGGATTGCATGGCCCAAATGGGGCGATAAGCCTTACCCTAAGGACCGCTACGCGCGCCTCGCGCAAATGATCAAGATCAATCTAATCGCCGCCTTGCGATCCTGCTCCTGGGGGCTCGGCCAGGTGATGGGCTTCAACCACAAGATGGCCGGCTACGACACCGTCGAGGCGATGGTGCGGGCGTTCATGGAAGACGAGGAGCACCACCTCGCGGCGATGGTCGCCTTCATCAAGTCGGCCGGGCTGGACGACGAGATCCGCCGGCACGATTGGAGCGGGTTCGCGCGCGGCTACAACGGCAGCGGCTACCTGAAGAACCGCTACCACCTGAAGCTCGCCTCGGCCTTTGCCAAATGGCGCAAGCTGAAGGACACGCCGTGGACGCCGGCGCTGGCCGAGAACGACAACGCGAGGATAGACGCCAGCGTTGACGCGCTCGGCCGCGGCGAGAAGGGCGACGCGGTGCGCGCGCTGCAGCGTGACCTGGCGGCCCTTGGCTTCTACGCCGCGTCGATCGACGGCGACTTCGGTCCGGCGACCGAGGCGTCCGTCAGAGCATTCCAGGCGGCGCAGGGCCAGCTTGTCGATGGATGGGCGGGCGACGCAACGCTGCAGGCCATCACGCGCGCCCTGGCCGCCCCGGCGGAACCTCCAGCGACGCTGGAGAGCATCGAACAACACCTTACCGCCATCGAAACCACGGTCGCCCGCGAGATCGCGGCGATCCGCTCGGCCGCCTGAAAGGAGACAGCCATGTCCAGTGCCAGAACACTCATTGAGGGCAGCATCCGCAAGGCCGTCGCTGATGCCGCAGCGACGCCGTACCTCAAGATCGACAACGGCGACGTCTCCGGGGTAACCGATCGTGTCGTCAAGGAGGTCGGCCCGACGATCGAGCATCTCGCCAATGCCGAGGCCTGGTGGCGCAGCCGGGTGATGATCGGCTCGATCGGCACGATCGTCACCAGCGTCTTCGGGCTCTACGGTCTGTTCGCCGCGGGGGTCACCGACGGAGAGCTCTACGCCGCCCCGATCGCCGCGAGCATTGGCGCCGGTTTCGCGATCTATGGCCGGCTGATCGCCCGCAAGCCGCTCGGGCGCTGACCGTGACGGTCTGGGGCTGGACCCTTGCTGCCCTCGCGGCCTTTGCCGTCGTTGCACTGGCCGGGTGGATGGCCAGCGATGCGAAGGCGTCCATACCGCCGCGCGGGCCGTCACCGCGTGTCTGCGGGGTCATCCCGACTCCCGACATGGGGGATTATCTCGACGGGCTGATCATGGTCTGGTCGGTTGGCACGTCCGGGTGCCTCAAACTGACATCGGCAATGCCGAAGGTGAGGGCGCGATGATCCTCGTTCAAATCGTTGAGCACTTCCCGGTTCGCCGTCTGGAATGGATAGGTTCCGGGATACTCATCGGGCTTGGCCTTCGCCTGCTCGATCCGGCCGACACATTTGCTCAACCGGCCTTTCGCGATCTGGCGGCAGCGTTCAGCGAAAACACATGGGGCGCGGCGCTATTCTGGATCGGTTTGGGGCGGTTTCTGACGCTGGCCTACAACGGGGCGTGGAAGCCGTCGCCAGAGCTTCGTGGCATCTTCGCCGTGTTTGGTCTGCTCGTTTTTGCGTCGCTCGCAACCGGCATCGAATCGGCCGGCGTGGCGTCGACGGGTTCCATTACCTACGCCTTCCTCGCGCTCGGGGAAATATCGAATATCTGGATTGCGGCCGGTGATGCTCGCGTCCCGTATAGCGAGCGCAAGCGACATGGAAAGTCTGATCACTGAACTGCCCGAATGGGCGCGGGTGCTATTCTATATCGCCTTGGCCGTGGGTGGGGCTGGGCTGTTTCTCTACAGGCGAGGGCAGGCGGCAAGTCCATCGGCGACGAGCACGACAATCCGCACAATGACGGCGGACGGCGAGGCAATGAAGATCCTCGCGACCAGCATCGAGGGTCTCGCCTTCACGATGAAAGAGCTCGAGGCGAAAATGCACGGGCCGGCTCGTGAGCGCAGGGAATCCGCCGAGGAGACGATCGAGGCCCTGAAAGACCACGCGCGTGAGTTGAACGAACTGCGCTATGAGCTTCGCCAGATCAGAAACGAGATGGGAACTCGCCACCCGTCCGCCTGATCACCCTGTCCCTACTGTCCAATCCGAGCCCGGTCGTCTCTTGAGTGAGGCGGCCGGGCTTTTTGTCGTTTCCGGCCTATAATCGCCGTCATGTGCAAACTCTATTCGATCACCAAGGGCCAGGCGGCGATCCGCGAGTTCACGCGGGCGATGCGCGACACCACCGGCAATCTGCCGCCGCTGGCGGGCGTCTTTCCCGACTATCCGGCGCCGGTGGTCCGCAACGGCGCGGACGGAGAAGGCCGTGGTCGCGGAGATTCGCGGTTTCAAAATACGACACGACCCCCGTTCCGACAGCTTTACGGGACTCGCCTATGTCGATCGGGACAGGGACGCCGCGCCGTTCGATTTTCCTGGCGATCTCACTCCCCATTCATTGAAGCCGCGAACCTTCGAGCGGCAGCCCTTCGGTTTGTGGCGAGGGGACCTCACGCAGGTGCCAGCAGCTGAAAAAGTCCAGATG